CAGTCGTTGATCCAATCAAAGCCGCCACTGCGTCAATTTCTTGCTTGCTCTTGGGATCCATTACTCTAATCCTTCGAGTAGCTCCTTCACCTTGTCATCGTCTAAGGGATCAACATCTTCAAGAGATACACCCGACTCGCTAGTAGCTGGATTACTCTCACTGCGTTTATTGTCAGGCTTAACCTCTTCTTCTGGAGCAGAATTAGAGCAGTAAAAATGTTCATTTAAAACACCCTTAAGGTCATCGTAACTCTTAACTGGGAATACGGACTCTAAGTCATTAACTTTTTCGTATAAATCTTCAGCGTTCGTAGGAGCTCCAACGAGCTTACTCGAACTTGCGAAGCGAGAAGATACATATGTTGGATATTCACCTTGCTTCTCACATTTAATTTTAAGATTACATCCGTTATTGGTTAAATCAAAAATACGTGAGCCAAACTCATCAGAATCTTCTCCCTCAATCGCTTCCATAATAATCTTATAGAGTTGCTTACCAAAGCGAAGAATTTTGACCTTACCTTCGTTTTCAGAATTGGTTGGATCACTAACTACAAAGACATTAGCGAGCCACTTTTCACTACGAATGACTTTACTGGCTTTAGCCTTTTCCTCAGACGTACCATGCTTACCAAGACTGTAACGCGCCTCAGCGACAGGATCTTTCTCACCCCACGTCTGTGGACTAATGTTATTAACGTATTGTCCAGTAGCGAAGCTTTCCCAGCCGTATGAATAAAAATGAAAAAATGTTTTTTCCGGACTCTCTAGATTCGGAAGAAGCCTAACAGTGTATGTGTTAGTTGGTGTAAGTTTCATGATATCACGAAACTTGTTATTTTGACTATTCTCCACAGTTAATGCGCCGCGGATTTTATCAAACATTGATGTTGTATATGCTGTACTCATAATTTTGTTATATTATATATTATTGTTTATTTTGTTCAATAGTGTTTCTATTTTTTGTTTTCCAGATCTTAGTATTTGTTTTGCTTTATTTGATTTGTAGTATTTTAGTTTGAATTCTCCAACATTATCAACCAACTGATCTCCTAATGTAAACTTTAATCTATCATTCGGAATAGATCTCATTTCAGTGTCAAGATTGTCGAACTCGTACAATGAATATATAGTAACATCTCTCCTCTGTAAATGCAAGATAAAAGTTGGGATATCATTGGTTTTATGTTTAGTGTATTGAGATACTGTGAGTCCGTTGCCCTTACAGAATTTAAAAATGAATAATAGAGAGCTTTTAATTCGAGATATCTGTGTATCAGAATCTGGATCTTCCATATCAAGCTTCTTGACATATAGGCCGTACAACCTCATACACTTAGGGGTAGTGTAAAACCTGAGATCATAGGATTGCTCTTGTTCCGGATACACTTTATATGGCGCATTAAAGAAATCAACAATGTTTATATTTGAGTGCTTATTGAAAAACATGCTAAGCCTCTTAATGAATACATAATTTGGACTATCTTCGAAGTTATCGAAATTCTTGCGGCGCTTATATGGCTTATTTTGCCTAGACCTACTCACCATAAGATATGTATTGTATATGTACTGTTCTCCGCTGGTCATCTCATACTATGAATTTTGTTCTCTGCATTTAGGTACTTCTTAATATACTTACTTTTATGCAAAGATCCATCATAATCTAAAAAATATTTCATACCTTCGAAGTCTGAATCAAATTCACACATATTATTATATAGATTCTTTACTCTCTTTTCCTTTAATAGTAGTAAGAATATATTAGCGAGATTTAATTTCTTATTGTACAATATACACACCAGTGTGCAGAAGCTTATGAATAGAGACTTACTTTCTCTATCGCAGATTCGCGAATTCGGAGATGCTTGCATATAACTTGAACTGTTCATTTGATTTGTTTAAACGTCTTTGATAGCTGTAATAATTTATCAGTAATATACCCTCCAGCCGAATATTGTTTACCTCCACCGTCAGCAAGCTTTTTTGATAGCTTGCTTAAGTCAACAGTACAATTATCTGATCTTCTAAAGCTCACTCTATTACTACCTACATTTATTACAATAGAGATGTCTCCCTTAAACGCATTTAATAGCCAGTCTGAAATTTCATTAATAAACAAACCGGTAAACGCAGATACAAATTTATACTTCTTGTCCCCTATAGTTAATTGTGATTCAAAAACTTCTAGATTCTTCTTAATATCGCTTATTTTATTTTTATAGAATCCAATTATAGCCTTATGCTTTACTGTAAATCCCTTAAACCCGCTAATAAACTCCTGTAGGAATTTATTTACTCTGTCTCCCTGATAGTTATCAAATATTAATCCCAACTCATATGAACCGTTAAGCGAAAAATTATATGATACACAATCGTCTACTAATAACATTAGTATTTTTTGAGCTTTTGTCAATTCTGTATCGAATTTATTATTGAATAAATCGTATACTAATTTTGAACAACTACCACTTTCAGTAGATATAAACGTTTTTGTACCTGACTTGTATCTAGTAGCGTCATGATAAGGGTCCGAATCTATAATAACTAATTTATCTGCAGGAAGCATATCGACGTACTTTGTAACATCGAGATCAAAAACATATATATTATCGATAGTGTCTAAGTCGACGTGCTTACACCACCTATCGTATACACTAGGGAAACTATTTTTACTCACAGTCTTACAAACTAGATTCTTTTTACCAGTTAACCACTTAAAGAGTAAAAATGATGTCGCGCCGTCAATATTGTTATTAACAAATACTAAATGATTATTCTGACTCACTCCGAACTATTTAACATGGATACTGTACATTACAACTAGTCTTCCTGTAACATGCTAAACGCCTCGTCCATCTCCGCGGCTTCATCCGTATTAATAATCTCCTGCGCCTGTGAAAGTGTGAGTGTTGAATAGTCAATAGCCATGGTACATGTCCCAAAATTTTGACCATATCTATTCTTAACCATTCCTAACCTAATAACTCCTAACTCAGTATCTCCCTCGTCTTGCCATATGCTAAAAATACAATCTGCAGTTGCAGCTAGTCCGATACTTTCACTAATGTTTTCAACCCCGGGGTTAGCTTCATTAAGGCCTGCTCGATTAACCTGTGTAGCAGTAATAAATGGACAATTGAAATCGTATGAAAGAGATCTTAACTGTTCTGCGGCATGCTTAACTCTTTCGTATGAATTGTTACCTATTGTACAGTGTAGTAAATTAATATAATCTAAAACGACCAAGTCAGGCTTAATTCCTTTATTAATAAGCTTCTTTATATATCCTTTTAAATTGTTCACAGTAATTGCATTTGGAGGGAACTCTTTTACAATAAGTTTTGATTCAGGATGTGAGTTCTTATATCTAACAAGCCTATCCTTAACTAATGTTGTGTTTGAGCTCAATTCTCCAATAGGTACTCTACTTAAACTTGTTGATATTCTCTTTGCGTACATCAACTCTGACATTTCTAGAGATACTAGAACCACAGTCTTTCCTTGAGCTGCTACATTAGTGGCAATATTACCTAGAAATATAGACTTACCCACATTAGTACCGCCTGCAAAGAGGTATAGTGATCTTCCGTTTTCAATAAATCCACCATCTAGTTTTCTATCTAGCCACTCCCACGTCGACGGTATATATTTTTCCTCTTTCTCTAAATCATCAATATGACTGTCTATATCTTTTAAGAAATCTAAACCTAAATCAGCGGACAAGGTTATACCGCAAGCTTTTTCAAATCTATCAAGAATATTTCCGGTATCAATGTCCTTACCTTCATACTCATCAATAACATCAATCATAGTATGATACACAGCATTCTCCTTAAGAAACATCTCTGTATTTTCAAGTAGTTCATCTATATTACAACTCTTGTCAATACCTTTAAATTTATCAACCACTACCTTAAATGATTTTTTAAGCTCTTCCGACGACAAGTACGTCTTAATTTCCGTCAAGGTTGGAGGTGACCCTCGCTCAATATAAAATTCAACGATAATGTTGACAATATTTTTGATATCATCATCTTTAAAGAATCTCGTATCAAGAACATCAACTACTGACCCGAGATACTCCTCACTAGTAAGTAAATGATATGCTATTATCACTTCAAAAAACTTCTTATCTAACTTTTTTGTGTCCATTTTTCAATAAAATATTTCTGTGCGACAGAGAACTCTTCTGACGGCTGACTTAGACCTGGGCTGTCATGAATAACCCATATAGGCCATGTCGTTAATTTTAATCCATGTTTGTTACATGTCAAGCTAAAATCTAAATCGTATAAATGCCACCTACCTGGATTTTCTGTATCGAATCGTACTTTGTCAGTTAGGCTACTAACCTTAATAGCCATAAATAGCCCGTCTAACACTAAACACCTCTGTGGTGTGTCTCCGAAATTAGTAACAAATACTTGACCACTATCAGCACGATGAGCTACAGCACCTGACCAATCGTTTTGATTTGACATTACGTGCCACAGCGCTGGTTCTTTTATCTGTACTTGTTTTGCACCAGCTAGCCCTACTACATCATATGACGCTAGCGCTTGATGTATTTTTTCATCTAAAAACTTATCTTCAATACTAATGTCATCATGTACCAGTAACAAATAATCAAACCCTTCGTTCACAGCCATCTCAATACACAAATTATAGTGTGCGCAAATAGTGTCTTGATTGTTTAATTTAACTACGGCTTGATAATCACCTGTATATAATAAGTGATTCGTTGTAGGTTCACACTTGAGAGTAGATAGCATAGATTTATACAAAGGAGACTTTTCAAACTCCTCTCTACTGTGCTTAGTACATGCGCCAATTAATATCTTCATAATATAAAAAATGGTGAACGTGTATCAAAATGATCTACCTTTTCGATCTTTGATTTTTGAATTGGATCTGCGTCGTACCACACTCTATAAATAGCATGATCATCTAATGGCTTCATATCTTCATATTGTGTTGATGAAAAATCACCTGTCTTATAGTTAACAAATAGTGTACAACCACTTCTGATTAGATATACATGATTTGTAAAAGTATTATGGACCCAGCAACTAAATGTACCTTCTAGCTTCTCACATACAGCTTTGATAGCTAGTTCTTCTCGCTGATATGGAAAAAGGCCGTCGTCTCGACTATCATCATGATAGTACCATATCATGGGTGGAATAACAGCACTGTCAACTGGGTTTGGATATACTCCGTATTGCTCGGCTAATGCATTACTGTTTGAAAGGACACCATTATGCGCGACGAACCAGGTGTGATATTGAAATGGGTGACTTGTTTCAGAATCAAACTCTCTTTGTGTACTTGTAGGTGCTTGGGTATGTCCCATATAATATTGTCTGTCGATGTCTTTGAGCTGAAGAGTGTCCCCTTCATGTCTCTGAACATGAGACACTTCTTCTCTGTGTATGTACATACCACCATAAGCAAAACTACCTCTATCTTTATTTAATTCATAGAGGGTCTTAAACCGAGCCGAATCCGTACTACCAAATATACCACACATATTCAATCCCACAAATTCAAATAATACTTGCTAAACAAGTCTAGACCTTCTTGGACTCTCTCGCTGTGCTTCTTGCATGGTGTCCAATCCCATTTTCTCTCATCCAAGCCCTCATATCCAACGCTCCCATCACTGTAGGTAGTTTTCTTGTGTCTCGGGTCGTAGTCCTCGGGCATAATTGGGTCAGTGATATCTTCCCAATGCTCAAACGACCAAATCATCTTATCCAAAGTCTTCTCCCAGTTACGCATAGCCCTATCTAGAGCTAATTCTCTCTCCTGCTCGGATAATTTGTAATCAGCGAACTGGTCATAGCCCTTTTCAAACATCTCGGTAGGACAACCGTTAAGATTATTTCGGAAGTACTTCAAGCGAGGCAATACCGCCTTTGCGTGCCAACTCTGAAAGTTCCATGCCTGTTCATGCGGGAAGCCTGTTTGCCAAGTCTGGCGTTTCTTGCGCCACCAATACTCAATCGCTTCATACTTCCATTTGAATCGCCAGCAAACTAGCGTGTACCAAGGAATTTTTGACCTGCCCCAAACGTCTTCCATGAATTGTCCAACGATTTCCTCTTTTACGATTGTTCTTTCTTTTTCCATTTTTTTGTACTTCGCTAATCTTCTAAACAGCTCATCATATTCATCGAAGGTCTCTTTACAAAGTTTCTTTATGTCCATATTAAAATTTTAACCAACGTTCTACCTTCCACGAATAAAACTTGCCTGTCCACTCATGAACCCTTCTAAGTTTACGAAATGTCCAACCTACTAGCCTATTCCAATACTTGAAGCAATATTTGTATCTCCATTTCTGTTCGTATTCTCTGCGAGCTTTTGCTTCTTCACCCCACTTCTTAGTGTTGGCTTTGTGCTCTGTGTTATCTTCAAGCCTGTATGTTTCCAGTTCCACATCCCCTTGTATTTCTCCATTCTTTACGTGAACGCGGTAGTCTACCCAAGCATCATGCGTACTGTCTACATCATTAAGAGCGTCATAGAAGTTAATATAACCTGTAAAGTTGCCCCTTACCCACTCATGGCTCTT